CGTGTGAAATTATATAAAGTAGTAAACACACTACGAACGCCAGTATATAGACTTTTAGCAAGCGATACGACTTTAGTTTTGATATACGTCCACGCTTTAACTATAAATGTTTTCAAAGCATTAATAATTGATCTTACGCCAGTTAGCATAGCGCGCATACTTCTTACAACGCTATTTTTAATGAAATTCCACGTTGCGACTGAAATACGCTTGATGAAATTCCAAGCTGCCGATACAACCGCCTTCGTTCCGTTAATGACTGAACGTATTCCGGCCACCATTAAACGTGCGATTGCTATAACGCTATTTTTGATACCATTCCACGCTGCAATACTTACTCGCTTGATACCGTTCCACAATACAGAAAAGAACGCCGACAAACCTCTGAATATTGCTTTAAGACTAGCAATATAAATTCGTGCAATCGCTAACACGCCATTCTTGATTGCGTTCCACGTTCTAATACTTATATTTTTAATACCATTCCATAGATTAGTGAAGAAAGCGCCTAAACCTCTAAACACTGCTTTAAGCACGTTGACCGTACCGCGCGCTAAATTAGATGTTGTTGTCTTGATGAACTGCCAACTTCTTATAAATACCATTCTTACGCCGTTCCATAAGCCAGTGAAGAAAGCGCCTAAACCTCTGAATACTGATTTAAGAACATTAACGCTTAATCTAGCTGACGTAGACATTGCTGTCTTAATGCCATTCCAC